AATACCACAAGGTCAACATAGGCTTCGTGGATTTCAGTCTCGAAGTTGGAGCGCTGGAAGGCTTGCATCATGCGCATACTGGTGTCTTGCAACCACTCGCGCACGTCATCGTCCCGGTTTAGCGCCTCGTCTTTGATGTCGAGGTGAAACCACGGTGATGCCCCACTGGTGAGCATACCGTGCAGGAAAGCAGCCATAAGGTCGATGGACTGGAGTGCAGTGCCGTCGTAAATCAACTCCATACGCTTTTCACCGCGAGAGCGCTTCTTCACGATGTCCGCTTTACGCGGGAGCATATAGTCAGCCAGTTCCTGATAATGGGTGTCCCAGTTATCCCGGCGGCTTTTAAGAGAATCAAATCTCTTGAGTAACGGTGCTGCTTCCTGTGCCATGCTTAACCCATCAAAGTTGGTTTGCCGTCAGTAGGCTGGACAGTTTGGCCAAGCGCACCGGCAACAATGGTTGAGCCGCGCCCTTTGCGACGGCCACGAGCCTCACGCTCCGCTTCCTCTGCCATAACTCGCGCACGGCCAATATCCGGCTCAGGCGGAGGGGGCGGGGGAGGTGGTGGTGTCGGCATAGAGGGGGTTAAAAAGCTCATGTCTATCTCCTATTCATAAAGAACACCGCCGCCTTCAAGCAGGGTGCCAGCAACGCCCGGGCGTTTGGTGCGGGTGCCACGCCGACCACGAGCAACCATAGAGTCATCAGGCACAACTTCGGGGGTTATTTCAGGGGTAATCTCGGGCTCTGGAGCAGGGCGACGGTCTTCCTTGTCCATGCCAAGGATGGTGTCCACGACCTCAGTGCCAACCTTCTTGACCGGCTTCTCAACAACCTCTTCAAACGCCTCGCCCGCAAGTTTGACTGCGCCCTCTGCCGCCTCTGTGATTTCTTTGGCAACCTTCTTTACAGGCTTTTCAAGAGGCTCGACCACGTCCTTGGCAGTCTCAACCACAGTCTTGGAGGCTTCGAGGGCGGGCTGGGATGCAACCTCTACTGCCTTGGTGGCTGTCGAAAGGACAGGCTCGGCTACGTTGATTACAGCTTCCGGCGCTTTAGCCACCTCTTCAACTACCTTGGCAACCGGTTTGGTAACTGTTTTGGCTACATTGCTTACCGGCTTCAATACTGGCGCTACACTACCGCCCATCAGTCTCTCCTATAGCGTGAAAGGGTTGTAATCCATTTGCGCAGTCTGCTGCGGAGGCTTGCGCATAACTTCTCTATTTTCCAAACCAATGGCAAGGTAGCGAAAGGCATCGGCTGCATGACTTGTGTAGTCATGGCGCGGATGGTCTCTAAAAGATTTACGCTTCTCATCCCATTCCTGCCGGTATTGTCTCAGCATCTCAAGACCTTCGCCGCATTTGTCGCGGTCGAAATAGCATTTAGGTATTAACATACGCGCTGCGTTAATGCCATCTGCCACCTTCATCTTTGGTATAACACGAAAACGCAGGCCAAGCGAATATGCTGTCTCCCAGCGGCTCTTGCCAGAACCAAGCTCCCGCACCTCAATGTCATGCGGAGCCAGATGGTCCCCATAGGTGTAGTCCTTGCGGTTGAGAACATCAGCGTAGTGGTCCAGCCCCACACCACTACTCTCATAATAATCTATTACGTTCACAGCACCGCCACGGAAGACCTGTGCAAACCAGATGGCTGTCGAGTCGTTGATGCCCAAGTCCCAGGCCGTATGCACTGGGTAGGCCGGGTCATAAGGCACCCGCGTCACACGGCCATTGTCGTCAGCATCACTCAGCAGCTTACCGTAATACGCGCCAATAATTGCTGCGGTGAATGAACACTCGTATTCCTGCTCGTATTGCTCCGGCGTCATCTGCGCCTGAGCCGCCTCAAGTTCCTCTGGCCTGACTATGCCTGTGTCGCTGGCCTTGCAAATCTTGTAGTACCAGTCGCTGCTGCCCTCGGCTAACTGGCTTTTAGCGGTCTCCAGCAAATCAAAGAAATGATTGTGGCCCGCCGGGGTTCCCAAAAAACATGCCGACCCCTGCCTGTCAGACAGTGCCGGCCTCACAACCTCCCCCCATACCCTCGGGTTCTGCATGCCAAACTCGTCGAAGACACACTCATCAAGGTAGATGCCTCGAAGGGCGTCCGGGTTCTCAGCAGACAGCAGCATAATCCTGCCGCCGTTAGGAAAATCTGCGCGGAGTTCTGTCTCGTTGAATTGCACACCGGGGATAACTCCGGCATAGAACTTTACATAATCCCAAGCAATCCGCTTTGCCTGTGCGAAAGTAGGGGCCACAAAAGCCGTCCTCGGTCGGGGCAACGGGCACGTCAAAGTCGTCTTGATTAACTGATTCACTGCCCACACCGTCTTGCCGAAGCGGCGGTGCATCACCAACACGTTCCATCTCTTCAACTCCTTGTGCATGTCCTTCTGCAAAGGACGTGGCTTGTAGGGAATCTTGACATCCATATGTTAAAAATCCTCCGTTTTTTTTACATATCGCCGGGACGTGTACAATTTATAGCCCTTTTTGCCTATAACGCTATAAACTCTTCATAAGAGGTTGGCGGGGCGACGGGACTCGAACCCGCACATACTGATACAGAGAACAGATTTCTAGCCATTTGAATTACTACCCCTGACATTTTCCGCCCTTCAACTTGCAGTGACCGACCGCCTTCTTTGCAAGCCTTCCAAACAAACAGCACCAGTTTCCCGTGGTTCCCTTTACCCAAAGGTGGCGGCAGTTTTTGCAATGCTTCATCAATCTGTCTCCCATAGGATACGAACTGTGCCGTCACTCACCTCAACGCCAGCACGGTTCTTCTGCTCACCGTATTGCTCCGGCATGGCCGTCTTAGCCCGCCAGCGCACGTGTTGCGCATAGTCTCGTAGGATGTTGGGGTCATACCGCCGCTTTCCCTCCAGTGCGTTCAAATACATGCCGTCAAGCTCCTCCAGAGCCTTCTCAGCGCTCTCAGCCCTTGCCGTGTACACAGCGGCCCGAAACTCCTCATCAGCCCTCATGCGCTTGTAAGCGCCAGCACGGCTAATGCCAGTCTTCTCGCATGCCTTGGCAAGGCTGTAGCCTTCGCTCAGTAGCTGTATGACCTCGGTGGTGTTTGCCTTCGTAATCTTGCCCATGCTTCCTCCGTGAGCTTTGTGAGTGTGTAATGGTCAATTAATGGACTGTAAGGTCGGCCCCGCGCTCTGGGTATGCCCGGCCTGCAACACTCCCCCCGTACCTTGTTGCCGCGATGCAACACTGTTGCCGTTGTGTCACTGTGGCCTGGCTGCAACACTGTGGCAGATGTGCCACATATATACATTGCCGCGCGTTGATGTGTCTTCGCAGTGTGTGCTGGCGCACTCAACAGACTATCGCAGCAACACTGTTTCGCTTTCCTCCAACCATTCGGTCTGGTGCTTTAGTATATACACGCGCACAACAGGCTTGTGCACTTTTTTTGCTTTGCAGTGCTTTTTGCTATTGACTAAGCGCAACCATTGCGCCATATGGGAATCATGTTCAACGTCACTGGAGGGTGAAACAATGACTAAAGCATTTAAGGAAATAGCAATCGGCACAAAGTTTTCCATGAACGGCAATCGTTACCGCAAGGTGTCAAGCCGGACGGCTTACTTGGTCGAAGCTAACCGAGTCTTTTACATAGGCGCAAACGAGCGCGTCACGCCTAAAAACCCGGCGACAATCTAACCGCAAACCTTGGAGGGTGAAACAATGGCCTACATCATTAGGCATGCAATCAAAGACCGCGCCACGCCTCGCTGCTTTGCGGGGCTCGGACTAAGCCACGGCATGAGCGGCTGGCAAGTCTACAGGGCAAAGGACGCGCTGCAAGCGTACTACGCTATGCGCTCACTGTCAGAAATGCGCGACCGCGACCTACAGGTAATGAAGCGGCGCGTAGTCAAAGCCGCGAATGGCGACAACTTGCAAGAGTGGGCGTTTTACGACCGGGGCGGTAAAGACCTGATAGACACGTTTTGGTTCAAGACATAACACTGGCGGCAGGGACATCCCTGCCACCCCTTGATTGCACCACGGTGCAATGAAGGGGTGCAAGCCACCCACAACGCAACGCCAACCTTGGAGGGTTTAACAATGGCGAGAGTAAGAAACATCACAGGACGCACGGGACGCCCTGTTGTCAATCAATTCATCATCGAGACGCGTGACGGTGATTATTTCCAAAGCTATCAGACGGTCATCGCGTTCCGCGAGCCGTCCGGCAAGGTCTGGCTAGACCGTGACCGCTGGGATTATAGCACCACAACCGGCAAGTACCGGAATGGCTTTTTAGGCATGAACAAGGCCGAGACAGAAAGGGCCATCAAAGCGGGCCAGATTGGTTTGACCAATCTCAACCGCGACCCGCAAGCGCCCATTTATGGCAGCATGATGGACTAACGGAGGCTTAGACATGGACACCAAAACAAAACTTTACGCGCAGCGCGGCGACCAGTCGAAGGTCACGACATGGGGCTTTGTGGCTTGGCATCTAATCGGTGCCAAGAACAAGGCAAAGCTAAAGGACGCGCTGGACAGCTTCGCCAGCGACGGCCACTGGACAATGGAAACATTGCAACAACCAATCACTTTTACCCTGATTGACAGCTTGGAGGCTTAGATATGCGAAACTTTTACCCATTCGCCAAGATGCCCACCGTCGCAGATTTGGACAGCTTAGAGCGACTTGCCATGCACTGCGAGAAACAGGGCTATCACAAGAGAGCGGCGCGGCATTGGTCTTTTGTCGAAGCTGGCGAAGCTATGCGCCGCGAGGCCGGGCTAGACATCTATGAAGAGAAGGAGGCAGAGCAATGACAAGCTGGGGAATAATCCGGGCAGAAATGCCCGACGGTAGCGTCGAGTTTCAGGTAAGCGACGGGCCACGCGGCCGGCGTTCGACAAGCTACGATTTCGACGACCTGAAAGAAGCGGAGGAAATGCTGTCAGCGTTGCGCACAATCGAGCGTCTCAACACTGGCCGCACAATGTGGGAGGCAGCACAATGACCAAGCGAGAAATCATCATCGACGTAGTGGGAGCCTTAGCCATTGGCGGGCTCTTCATCTGGGGCTTTATGACAGGCCCGGACGGGTGGGGCTGGCAAGCTATGGCCTGGCTGGCTGGCATAGGGTCAT